CCAAGACCAGGCCGTCGCCGACGGGAATGAAGCTCTGGCTCGGCACTATGCCAGTCTTGCGAGCGCTATAATCGAGAAGATCAACAAGTTAGATCCTGGACCCGCGTTTGAGAGACTCGGTCGGCAGAGTGGAGAGGCACTCTTGAAGGGACTGGAAACAAGCGTCAAGCCTGGTAAGCTCCCGGTCGTCGATACAGAGGAGCTGGAGCGAGCCAAGAAGAAGATCGATGCGGTAATCGACAGTCTACGACACGAGTTGGAGCAGATTAACCGTACTGCTGCAGCACAGGAACTTCACAATCAGCTGCGCCGTGCGGGTGTCGATCTCGCGTCCGAGGAAGGCCGGGAGATCCAACGACTTGTCGAAGCTCTTCAGGCCGAGGAGAGTGCGCGAGCGTTTGCAGAGATCACTGAGGGTCTGCAATTCGAAGCCGCGCAGATCAAGCGGACTGCCGCCGAACAGGAACTGCACAACCAACTACGAGCAGCCGGTGTGGATCTCATGTCCAAGGAAGGGCAAGAGATCCAAAGGCTTGTCGGCGCTCTGCAACAGGAACAGAACGCTCGGCAGTTCCAGGATACTCTGCAAGGCCTAGACGATCAGATTGCGGGACTGACCCTACAACAGCAGATGCTGGGGCAATCCGCTGGTGCGCTCGTTGCTGCTGAAATCAAGCAGCGGCTTCTCAACGACGCAATGCGTGATGGGCGAACGCTTACTGCGGAGCAGGTTGCCCAGATCGAGCAGTACGCGAATTCGCTCGGTCAGGCTACCGACCAGCTTGACCAAGCTCAGCAGAGCTTGCAGACCTTGCAGGAAGCGGGACGCATCGTTACGAGCAACCTCGACAAGATGTGGTCCGATTTCATCACGACCGGGAAGCTGTCGTTCAAAGACTTCGTGGCCTCCATCATTCGTGACTGGGCTATGTTGTGGTTCAGGGTTAACATCTCACAGCCACTAGGCAACCTATTCACAAGTGGCCTGTCCAGTTTCGGAAGTAGCGGTACGGGTGGTAATGTTCTCGGTCTAGGTGGCCTGGGTGGACTGTTCAGCGGTTTCTTCGGTTCTGGATCCGGAACAAGTTCGGGTTCGGCAGTTCAGACTAGCGTGTCAAATCCCGTTCCGGTATCCGTGGTAGCTACTGGGCCCACAGTCACCTCCTTCAGCGGCTCATTACCCGCGACCACTAGCGCGCTCAGTAGTGCGAGTTCGACCCTCTACACCGGCGGCACAACCTTTGGCTTTGGTGATGCTGCAAGCAGCCTAGCCCATAGTGGGATAGCCCTAGGGCCCGGCTATGGAGGCCTGCCAGGCGGGCTCTCGGGCGTCAACTGGGCTGGTCAAGCAGCCAAGAGTGATCTTTCGACATTCGGTAGCGAGTTTTATGGCATTCGGCAAAGTGCCGGAGAAATCCTCACCGGCGCTGAGACTATGGCCGATAGCGTCGGTAGTGCTGCCGACACACTGTCGACCTCCCTGCCACAGGCTGCGGATTCGATAACGCAAGCAGCTACCAACGTGAGTAGTGGCAGTGGGCAACTCGCCAGTGGCGTCACTCAAGCTGGTCAGACCGCCCAGGACGCTGCTGAATCGTTCACAGGCGCTTTCCCTGGAGCTTTACAGCAGGTTATCCAGTCGATAACCTCGTTCGGTGGGGGAGGCATCTTCGGGGCCAATGGCTCTAGCTTCTTCGGCATGTTCGGAGGCTTTGGCGGAGCGGCCGGGTTTCTCCCTGGAGTGGTGCTGAGTAGGCACGAAGGTGGCCTGATTGGCGACTATTCCAACGTGACAATACGTGCTGGCAAGTTGCACGCAGGCGGGATACCCGCGGTCTCTTCCAATCTCAACAATCTCCGGAGTGATGAACGGCTGTCGGTGCTGTTAACCGGCGAGCGTGTTCTGAACCGCGAACAGACGGCCATGTACGATCGTGTTTCGGCCATGTTACCCACGCTGTCCGCGGTGACGAAAATGCACACTGGTGGAGTGGTTGGTGGTGACGCCTTCCGACAGACGAACAACATAATCAGTACGCGTCAAGCCTCCCTACCGGGTAGCCAGGCGCTCTCGGGTTCGGATCTCGAAGCAGCGATGAGTCGGGCTATGGAACGTTCCAGTAGGTCTGCACCTGTCGTGGACGTGTCACTTCGGAACATCAACACGTTCGACGCAACCGACTTCTTGTCAGAAGCGCTCTCCGGTGGAGCGTCGGACAAGATCATGCTGAACTACGTTCGCTCCAATCGAGGAGCGATGTTGGGTGCGTTGGGACTGGGTGGGAATCGGTAGATGCTGTTTCCGTTCCAGCCAAACCTACGTGCAGCTCTCTACGTGGTCACTCGTTCGTACAAGACGGACGTCATCCCACATCGTGACGGAAGCGAACAGCGGATAGCACTTCGACAGACGGCTCGAAAGGAGATCGAGTATCGGTCAGCGTTTAAGCTGCCTTGTGTGCGTGATCTGGACCTCGAACTCGATACTGCACAGCGTACCAATGTTCGTATCCCGGAGCGTACACGGTTCGTTAGGCTTACCACAGGTGTGGGGTCCGGAGGTACTGTCCTTCCGGTTGATAGCGTTCCGGCGTGGATCGACGAGGGTTTCGAACTCGTTCTCATGTCCGGGAGTGTACAAGAGCTTGTGGTGGTGGAATCGATCGCCGCGAACAACATCACCCTCGCTGATCCCGTCGTGAACAACTACGTAACGGGTGTGCGTGTTCATCCAGCATTGCGCGGATATCTCCGACCAGAGCTCTCCACTGAACTGTACACCCGAAATAGACAGCGCAGCCCTTTGTCGATCTCAGTCAGGTTCGATGTCGATCCTGGACTCGAAGCTCTCGAGAATCTGGGTGTTGCTGCCGCGGAGTTCGAGGGTCTGGAGGTCTTCCTGACCAAGCCCAATCACTGGATCCCGATCGATATCACCAGAGAACAGTTCAGAGAGTCGATCGACTACGGGTACGGCCGAACTCAAATGTTCCACCCTGTGCAGCACGGGGTTCGAATCTGGCAAGGTACGTACACCGGATGTAATCCTGCTGCGGATGACAGTCTGCGGGCGTTCTTTGACAGGATGCGTGGCCAGCAGGGTGAATTCTGGATGCCAACGTTTCAGCCGGACATGGTTCCAACAGTCCAGGCGAATCTTGGTACGTCCGAACTGGAGGTTAACGGAAGTGATGTTGCCGAGACGTATGTGGACTCCCCAACTCACCAGGTGATTGCGGTGAAGGTTGGCTCTACGTGGTACTACAATCGCGTCACGAACATCGTTGATAACTTCGGTACTTCGACACTCGCGGTTGAGACAGCCTGGCCTGTGAACATCCCGATTACTGCGCAGGTCTGCTGGCTGCTCTTGTGGAGACTCGGAAGTGACAACATGACGACCGAATACGTCGGTGGAGTGTTGGACAACGAACCCGTAGGTCGCACGCGACTTTCGTTCAGATCACTACCGGTTCTGACGGAGGTGGGAACGTGACGTTTGAGGCATACGAAACCAGTCGAGCGTCCGGAGATCCGGTCGAGTTGTACTTGTTCCAGTACGGTGCTGGTTCCAGTGCGTACTTTGCGTACACCAACGCAGAACAGAGTATCGTGGGTGACTACATAGGGTCACTACCGCCAGTAGAGTACGAACCACTCCCGATCAAGCGTACGGCGATTCGTTCGTCGGGTTCGCTAGATAAGTCCGAACTCGAGATTCGCATGCCTCGTACTGCGGGACTTGCAGAACTCTTTCGTATTTGGCCACCGAGTCAGGTTGTGTCACTCTTTATTCGACGTGGTCATCACAGTGATGTCGCCGAGGAGTTCTTTGTTAGCTGGTCTGGGCGGGTGTTGTCTCACGCGTTCGAGAGGTCGGAAGTCGTGTTCAAGTGTGAACCGATTAGTACGTCCATGCGTCGTGCGGGTCTTCGCCGTCATTATCAGATCGGATGTCCGCATCTTCTCTACGGTCCGCAGTGCAACGCCGATAAAGAAGCTGCAACGGTCGCTACTACTGTCGAGGCGATTAACGGGCGAACAATTACGTTGCCAGTAGCCTGGCCAGGGGTGGCGGAGTCCGAGAACTTCCTCACTGGCATGGTTGAGTGGACGACCGCGGAAGGTAATCTTGAGGTTCGCACGATCCTGAAGATCACGAACAACCGCGAACTGTTGCTGTCCGGACTGGTCGAACACGTTCTGAGCGTTTCGGATGCGATTGACGTCGTAAAGGGATGTGCTCACAACGTGGACTTCTGTGCGGACGTTCACAATAATATCCACAACTACGGTGGTCAACCTTGGATCCCGTTTAAGAGCCCATTCGGATTCCGCAACCACTTCTTCTGAGGTTTGCAAATGGCGTTTTGGTTCCAGCTTCTAATCGGACTTGCGCTTGCGGTTGTCTCGTACCTGCTGGCACCCAAGCCCAAGAAGCATAAGCCCGAAGCTGCACAGGAAATGGACGAGCCTACGGCTGAGGCTGGCAAGCCAATTCCAGTGGTGTTTGGAACCATCTCTGTCAAGTCGCCGAACGTACTCCATTTTAGCGACAAGTCCCAAAATACGTACAAGGTGAAGGCGTGAAAGACCTTCTGATCACGATCGATGACGTAAGACGTGCTGGACATTGTGTAGCAGGTATTCGTCGTTGGTTTGAAACGCATCAGCTCGATTTTCGAGACTTCCTCCGGAATGGTATCCCTGCAGAGAAAATGCTTGCTACCGGAGACGGTCAAGGCCAACAAGTCGTTGAACGAACGATCGAACGTAGATCGAGGGTCTAATGAGTCTCAAGAAGTCCGCCCCCAAAATCGAGGTAACCGAGTACAAGATGTCCATCCACATGGGGATCTGTGCTGGTCCGGTGGATTCGCTACTCAAGATCGAGATTGGTGAGAAGGAGGCTTGGTCCGGGTTCGAAACCGATAATACCATCCTGGCTATCGACGAACCTGACCTTCATGGTGGGCCGAAGAAAGAGGGTGGAGCAGTTGGTGACGTCGCTGTACTAATGGGTGGGGACACACAAACGATTATCGATCGATTTGCGTCGAAGGTTGATCGTACGGAGGCTACGTGTCCGGGTTTTCGTGGACTGGTATCTTTGTGGTTTACCGGGAGTACTACTGGGGGCTTCTCGTGGAGTCACAACACGCCGTATTTGAAGCCCGTACGCGCAACTGTGCGTCGAACTTCCCTTGATTGGTTGCCTGATTATGCAGCGGTCCCACGTGATACCAAGAGTCGTGGTACCACAACCTCCGTCCGGGATTAGTTATGGCCATTAGCTTCCGCGAGAGTCGGGTTTCAGGCGCTGCTAGCACCTCTCATACGTTCGCGGACGTTGATCTTGGAGGTGAAGCTGCCGACCGATGGATTATTATTGCGTACGCAGTCTTCAGCTTCAACGCACTTCCAACTATTAAAATCGGGAGTATAACTGCGTCGTATCTCGAATCCGAAGCCAGACCTACGAATCGATGTGGGTTTGTGATCGCACATGTTCCGGAGGGTGAACAACTTGACGTAGTTCTGACGGACGGAAATTCTGTTACGTGCATGATTGCAGTGTATCGTGTGGTAGGTATGTCTAGTCCGCACATGCTTGATCTGCGTTCTTTTACAATGACCACCGCGGGTTCGGCAAGTCACACGTTTACGACGGCCGATGGAGGAATTGCACTTGGCGTACAAGTTCGTTCTGGGGGTGATCCAGGATGGGTTGGAATCACTCAGGACTTTATACATGCGGGTTTCAGTGGAGGCCATCATGCGCCAACTGATGGTGATCCGCTTACAATCAGCGTTGCGGTACGGAATAATATCAATTCTGGTTGGGTGGTAATTACTTTTGGCGAAGGTGGACAGGCCGAAGCGGATCCTGGAGAGGTTTCGGATTCCGCTCCGGATCGTAATCCCGCACACATCATTTACGAGTGTCTGACCAATACCGACTGGGGAATGGGTGGTTCGCCGACGAGCCTGGATCTCGACTCGTTCGAGTATGCGGCCATTACGCTGTACAACGAGTTCTTCGGCCTCTCGTTGATGTGGACGCAGCAGACTGAGATCGAGAGCTTCATACAAGAGATCCTCGACCATATCGAAGCGTCACTGTTTCTCCATCCCCGTACGGGGTTACTGACGCTTAAGCTGATTCGCGACGACTACGACATCGAGACACTACCCATAATCAGTCCCGCGAACGCCACGCTTGAGAACCTCCAACGTAAAGGTTGGGGCGAGATCATTACCGAGATCATCGTCACATGGACCAACCCTGAGAGCGAGGAAGAAGAAACAGTCGTAGCTCAAGATCTCGCGGCTGCGTCTATTCAGGGCGGATTGATATCCGACCATCGTAACTACTACGGAGTGCGATATCCGGAACTCGCGATGAAGCTTGCCCATCGTGATTTGCGAGCGACGAGCACACCGTTAATGACATGCGATGCAATCCTTGATCGTACACAGTGGGAGTTGGTTCCAGGTGACGTGATTCGTCTGAACTGGGCCGAGTACGGCATCGAACTTTTGGTGATGCGTATTGGCAATGTCGATTACGGTGCGCTCGGAGACTCCGCTATCAAGGTGTCGATGGTTGAGGACGTGTTCGGACTCGACGCAGGTAGCTTCTTCAGTCCACCGGGTAGTGACTTCGCGGAAACTGGTGAAGATCCACGCATTATTGACTTCGTGGAAGTGCTAACCCTGCCGTACTGGACAGTTGTACAGGAGATCGGGAGTGCTGATGCAGAAGCTGCGGTCTATCCACAATCCGCTGAAGGTTTGCTAGTTGCACAGGGTGGGTCGGATACCAGTCAGTACGATCTGATGACGGAGATTACCGACTCCGCAGGGAACACTGCCTTCGAGACTGTTGCAACTCGACCAAT